GCTCGTAAAGCGGCTGTACTCAATGCGTCAATGATCGAGGGGAGTGCCAGATCCCATTTCATAGCAGGTATAGGATTCTGTAAGGATGAAACAGTGAGTGGGGAAAGTGTGGGGAACTTATCAAAAAGAATATATTTTCTAACTAACGAGGAATAAATTTGTGGGGTAGTGCGGATTTCCAGTTAATTTCAGTTGTCTAAAGCGTCTGAAATTAGCGACTCCTATATTGTGTCGTGGACTACGCAATACTTACCCATTCTCATAACTTTGGAATTGCCCCCGAAAATTCATGGTTCCAAAAGTTATGCAAAGGTCAGCCGCGCTAGGTAACGCTAACATGGCTAAAGAATGGGAAGTCCACACTAATAATTATTTTAAAGAAGAAGGAAAAGAATTATGTTTAACGAAGAGATCACAGTAGAAGAGATCAGGTCATCAGTAGAAACTCTGGATAAAGACTTGCGAAATGCCGCGAGTACCATGACAGATGATGAGGCTAGGTTTCTGGTAGATTCGTATTATCAGATGCAGGGTAACAGGATTCGGTCTAACAATCAGATTCGGCAGATGAAGGATGAGCCACACGACATCCTATACTGGCTGTCCACTCAGTCAACGGTACTGGAGAAAAATGTAAAAGCCGCACTGAATGTGTATTCCAATGCACACCCGATTGGAAGTCGGATCAGAACGGTGGTTGGTATCGGGGAGGTGATTGCATCAGGGTTGGTTGCACATATTGATATCACAAGAGCACCTACGGCTGGAGCCATCTGGCGGTTTGCCGGACTCGATCCTACTGCTGAATGGAAAAAGGGAACCAAGCGACCATTCAATGCAGAACTAAAAGTGCTGTGTTGGAAATTAGGTGAAAGTTTTGTCAAGGTGTCAGGTAACAAAAAGGCTTTTTACGGTAAAATATACAAAGAGCGTAAGGAGTTAGAGATTAAACGTAATGACAATGGGGAGTTTGCAGATCAGGCAAAGTCTGCTTTGGAGAAGAAGAACATCAAGAAAACCACAGATGCGTACAAGGCGTACATAAAGGGGAAGTTACCGCCAGCGCACATACAGGCTAGGTCTACACGCTATGCTGTAAAACTATTTCTCTCGCATCTGCATGAGGTATGGTACAAGCATGAGTTTGGAAAGAATCCGCCGAACCCCTTTGTACTGGAGCATGGAGGTCATGCCCATAAAATTGAGCCGCCTTTTTAAGTCAGGTGGGGAGATAGAAACAAAGACTGCGAGCGAGCCAAAAATCGAGATAGAAACAGTAAAACGGAGCGAGCCACGCGGAGCGATAGAAACATACTGCGAGAGCGAGCCAAATGAAATGATAGAAACATGAAGTCAGAGCGAGCCAAAGATTGCGATAGAAACACAAAAGCAGAGCGAGCCAAAAATCGAGATAGAAACACAAAGGCAGAGCGAGCCACGGATATTGAGAGAAACAAGACGTCGGAGCGAGCCAAGTATATGGATAGAAACAGGATACTAGAGCGAGCCACAGTAGTCGATAGAAACAATAAGTGAGAGCGAGCCAGAAGATATGATAGAAACATGCAAGATGAGCGAGCCAAGATAATGGAGCGAACCACCGCAGATGAGCGAGCCAACAAGACCGATAGAAACAGAATTTCAGAGCGAGCCATACTTTGTGATAGAACCATGTAGCGAGAGCGAGCCACAAGATAAACAAATACCGCAGCGTAATTATGTTGTAAATATTTTATAAAAGAAGGAAAAGAATTATGTTAGATGACGAAAACAACAGCGATGTAAACGAAGACTTTTTAGAAGAACAACTTGATCTTTTACATTCCGCAGTTTCTAGGTTAGGGGGGAATCTCCATTTCATAGATCAGAAATTGATGGAGGTTTTGAATAAGTTAAAAGATATTGACAATAGACTTGATCAAAAGTCCAATAATGTTGTAGATATCAATACACAGAAGCGGGTTGATAAACCGCACAGTTCAACAGGTTGGTTAAGCCACAAACATCGAGAAATGCAGGAAATATACAAACGGGTATTAGCGATGGAGGTAGGCGAAACATTCACTGTAACAGGGGCGCAAGCAGGGGATAGGATACGGAGGTCAGTCAATAAGTTCAATAAACTTAACGGAACGGATGTTAAAGTGTCAGTAAAGTTTAGGGAAGAACAGAATGGGAGTGTCGTAATCAGGGTAAGATAGGAGGGGATACCATGCTAAATCATAAAACTGAAAGTGTGAAAAGTGTGCAGTACCAAGAGGGGTATGTGAAAGGCTACCACGATGCAGTCAGGGAGGTGACTGAAAGACTGAAGGCAAAGGATGAAATGTATAGAAAAGATTTGGAGGTGATCAATTATGACCTGCCGCCAGCATCGTAATAGTTTTGCAGAAGAGATTAGACCCATTGGGGTCAGCGACTTAATCACTAAATCAGATGGAGGAGTAAGACTAGACTATAAAAACTTACCAATGTCTCTCAGAACCAGAATAAAAATATCATTGGAAAAACTTAGGAAATATTTTACAAAATAAGTATTGTAATTTTAGCCCCACCTTCGGGTGGGGTTTTTTTATGCCTAAAAAAAGTGTACACTTGCGCTTCGCACTTACAACCCCCAAGGACTCTTCTTGGTAAGTGCAAAGAGGACTTTCCTTCTCCTCATCTAAGCCCTGCCATTGGTGGGGCTTTTTTATTTCTGCCTGTGACAGGTGTCACAGGTGATTTCCCCGAAGTTGTAAAAAAAGTTTGCTAAATACTATTGAATATGTGCTATACTGTGTTAAGTGTTTTTGGGGGTATTCATATGGCAACACCGGAAAAGAAAGTCAAAGAACGTGCTAAGAAAATTTTGAATGAATTAGGGGCATACTACTTTTTCCCTTCTTCAGGATATGGAGGACGTAGTGGAGTACCGGATATTATCGGATGCTATGAAGGTTTATTTTTTGGCATCGAATGTAAAGCTGGCAAGAACAAACCCACTAAGCTCCAGTTGAAGGAACTTAAAGATATAGAAGACTCTGGAGGATTACCATTGATTTTTACTGATTCTATGAAACCAGCAGAGTTAAAGACCGCGTTAATCAAAGCCGCACTTGAAGGGACTATTGATGATTTGAAGAATGATGAGAAGGACGCGGCCTATTGGAGTCATTGGGCTTTACAAAATATTTCGTAAGATGGGAACTGGTAGGGTGTGATGCACAGGATGCGGTTATGGATTTAGTTACGTTGGATTTCGAGACTTACTACAGCAAAGAGTTTTCTCTATCGAAGCTGACAACCGAAGAGTATATTCGGGATGATCGGTTTCAGGTCATCGGGGTTGCTACCAAGATCAATGACCATGAGGTTCAATGGTTCCCCAACCAATCTAATAAAATAGAAGACCACTTTGCAGGGATTGATTGGAGCAAAGCAATTCTAGTGGCACACAATGCTATGTTTGACGCGGCTATCCTGTCTTGGCGGTATGGAGTCAAACCCAAAATAATTGCGGATACCATGTCTATGTCACGAGCGATTGATGGCGTAACTGCAAAACATTCTTTGAAAGCCTGTAGTGAACGCTATGGCATCGGTATTAAAGGTACAGAAGTTTTAAATGCACTAGGTAAGCACCTACAAGATTTCACTTCATTAGAACTAAAACGATATGCGCAGTATTGCCGAAATGATGTAGAACTTACTTTTAAATTATTCTGTATATACGCAAAACATTTTAATGCAGAAGAGTTGGAAGTAGTCAGCACCACCATGAAGATGTTTACGGAGCCTGTGTTAGAACTTGATATACCCTTATTGGAACAGCATCTTGATTCTGTAGTATCAGCAAAAGAAGAACTGATGCGGGCGGCAAAGTCTAATAGTGAGATGCTTCAATCGAACCCTAAATTTGCAGAGTGTCTAAAAACACTCAGGGTTGACCCCCCTATGAAGGTATCCCCTCGAACTAATAAGGAAACCTTTGCATTTTCTAAAAGCGACAAGGCGATGACGGATTTACTGGAGCATCCGAATCCTGCGGTGCAAACGCTAGTAGCCGCAAGAATTGGGGTAAAGTCTACGTTGGAAGAAACTCGTACCCAGAGACTTCTCGGTATTGCAAAGAGAGCAGGGGTTTTACCTGTGCCGTTACGCTATTACGCCGCGCATACAGGTCGATGGGGTGGTAGCGACAAACTGAATATGCAGAACTTACCCTCGCGTGGTAGTAATACAATTAAACAATCTATCATTGCACCAGATGGGTATATGTTAATTGATGCAGACTCATCTCAGATAGAGGCCAGAACTCTGGCTTGGTTGGCGGGGCAAAACGATTTAGTTGAAGCCTTTGCTAATGATGAAGACGTTTATAAGATTATGGCTTCTCAGATATATAACAAGCCCGAAGACGAGATAACCAAAAACGAACGCTTTGTGGGTAAGTCTGTCATTTTGGGTAGTGGGTATGGTATGGGCGCGGAACGCTTCAAGAACCAACTTGCTGGTTTTGATGTAGATATTGATATTGATGACGCAAAAAATATTATTAATATTTACCGAGAAACTTACTCTCGTATACCTGCTTTGTGGAGAGAGGCTAACCGTTGCTTGGATGCGCTACAGCGTGGGCAGTCTTGTAATTTAGGGAAACACAGGAAGGCTATTCATCTTGGTGATGGGGGATTCTATTTACCGAATGGGATGCTACTAACGTACCCAGAGCTAGAGATCGACTCTGATGATAATTATTCCTACGCATCAAGAAACTCTAAGACTAAAATTTATGGGGGTAAGGTCATTGAGAATGTTTGTCAGGCATTAGCTCGGTGCATTATCTCATGGCAAATGGTACAAATTGCAAAGAAATATAAGATTGCACTAACTGTACATGACTCATTGGTATGTGTGGTTAGGGAAGAAGAGGTACAAGAAGCACAGGAATTTATTGAAGGTGTAATGAGGACAAGCCCTAAGTGGGCGAGAGGGTTGCCTTTGGATTGTGAAAGTGGTGTAGGAAAAAATTATGGGGAGTGTGGATAAATGATGAAAGCAGATGGGTTTGATGAAGCAATCATAGGGGTGGGTCGGCAATTTGATAAACCTGATCGACTTATTTATGACTATGACAAATGCCTGATGATCTTAATGTTAGATCAGGAGTTTGATCAACAGGACGCGATTGATTGGATGGACTACAACGTACTAGGAGCTTTTGTCGGGGAAGAGACTCCGATATTCATGATGCACTATGAAGATAACGATTGAATTTGATACAGAAGAAGATGAAGAGTTACTAGAGTTATTACGAAAACTAGTCTCTCTTTTAGAGAAAATAAATGAATGAATCTGTACATTTTATGTCTAAGCGATCTGATTGGGCTACTCCACAAGACTTCTTCGATAAGTTAAATGAAAAGTTTAATTTTGATCTAGACGTTTGCGCGGATGTGACTAATGCAAAATGTAAACGATATTATTCTATTGAAGATGATGCACTATCAAAAATATGGAAAGGGTATTGCTTTATGAACCCTCCCTATGGAAGAGAGATCAAAAAGTGGGTAAAGAAGGCATATCATTCTGCTGAAACAGGGGAAGCAACCGTAGTTTGCCTACTCCCATCTCGTACAGATACGCAATGGTGGCATGATTATATTATGAGAGCAGATACAGTCTGGTTCCTAAAGGGAAGGTTGAAGTTCGATGGGCATGAAAATTCAGCCCCATTCCCTAGCGCAGTTGTAATTTTTGGCGGATACCCTAATTACAAAGGAGGGTTCTTTACTTATGCGTAACTTCACATGGTCGTATAGTGGGATTTCTTTGTTCAAACAATGCCCACGAAAGTTTCACCGTACTAGGATTCTGAAGGATGTAGAAGAAGAGGAACAAGACTTCCTTCTGTACGGGAAAGCCGTTCATACTGCTGCTGAAGAATATGGAAGAGATAACAAAAAACTCCCGGAAAAATACGAATTTATAAAACCTTACGTAGATACATTACTACGCACCAAAGGCGATAAATACTACGAGTTGAAAATGGCTTTGACAGCAGATATGGAGCCATGTGATTTCCTTGACCCCGAAGCGTGGTGGCGTGGCATAGCAGATTTCATTGCAGTTAATGATAAAACCGCACTATTAGTGGATTACAAAACTGGAAAATCTGCACGATATGCAGATACTAAACAATTAGAGATTTTATCCCTTGCATTGTTCAAACATTTCCCTAAAGTGAACACTGTGAAGGGGGGCTTAATGTTTGTTGTCGCAGATAAATTTATCGAGTCTAAGTTTTATAGAGAACGAGAGGAAGAATATTGGGAGTCGTGGGACAAGGACGTTGCCTTATTGAATCTATGTTTTGAATCAGGCACTTGGAATCCTAAAAGTAATTTCAGTTGCTACAAATTTTGCCCTGTCCTAGACTGTGAACATAATGGGAGGGGTTAGAAATGCCGTTGAAAAAAGGAAAATCTGACAAGATTATAAAAGCTAATATTGTAGAATCTATAAAGTCAGGAAAACCACGCAATCAAGCAATCGCTATTGCATTGAGTAAAGCAAGGGATACAAAGAAAGATGCCATACAAAAACCCAAAAAAAGATCGAAACTACAAACGCGAGTATCAGCTTCAAAAAGCAAGAAACGAAAGAAAAGCTCGAAACGCTAGAGAACGAGCTAGGTACGAAGCGAAGAACAAGGGTAAAGATGGGAAAATCACTGATGTAAAAGGTGAGGATATAGACCACAAGAAGCCCTTGAGTAAAGGTGGTACAAATAAAGCCTCCAATCTTAGGAGCGTATCACCTAGTAAAAATAGGTCATTCAGCCGTAATTCGGATGGTAGTGTGAAGAGGAACGTGCCTAAAAAGAAAACAACTAAGAAAAAGAAAACAACTAAGAAAAAGAAATAATGCAAGTTATTGAAAATACGTTAGTTCTTCGTACAAGAAACCCACAAAAAATACAAAGTCAAATACCTGATAGCGATATTGTCAGGCAAGATAACGATATCTACACCATGACAGTGGGGTGGGACTTGTCTACTGCACAACAGTTGGCAAGACTTCAGATGAAGAATATACCTTCCCCGATTATGAGGGACTATGAGTGGTCAGGCATTTATGCACCTATGGAACATCAAAAGACCACGGCTGAATTTTTGACATTAAATCCGAGGGCTTTCTGTTTCAACGAACAGGGGACAGGCAAAACTGCCGCATCAATCTGGGCCTCTGATTATTTATTATCAGAAGGCTACCGCAGTCGGGTGCTTATCATATGTCCACTCTCTATTATGAAGAGTGCGTGGGCGGCGGATCTACAAACTTTTGCCCCACACAGAACTGTTGGGGTTGCTCATGGTTCTAAAGAAAAGAGAATAACAATTCTAGAGAACGCCTACGAATACATTGTAATTAATTATGACGGTATCAATGTAGTTAAAGAAACCATAGCAAAAGGCGGCTTCGATTTAATTATTATTGATGAAGCCAATGCCTACAAAAATTGTACGACTAACCGATGGAAACTAATCAATAAACTAACCAACCCAAGTACATGGATGTGGATGCTAACTGGAACCCCTGCGGCTCAATCACCACTTGATGCACATGGATTAGCCAAATTATGTGTACCAGATAACGTGACCGCTTCTAAAATGCGGTTCAAAGATTCTGTCATGTACCCCATCTCTAAATTCAAATGGATTTCCAAACCCAATGCACAGGATATCGTACACAAAACACTACAACCTGCTATCAGATTCACCAAAGAACAATGTCTTGATTTGCCAGAAATAACATATGTAGATAGAGAAGCACCTCTAACATTACAGCAGAAACATTATTACAAGATTCTGCGAGAAGAATTCATCATGGAAGCGGGGGATGAACACGTTACCTCTGCAAATGTAGCGGTTAACATGGGTAAATTGCTACAACTATCTGGCGGTGCGGTCTATTCAAATAGCGGTAATGTATTGCAGTTCGACGTATCCAACAGGTTGAAAGTTGTAAAGGAAGTTATAGATGAGGCAACTGCGAAAGTTTTAATCTTTGCTCCTTTTAAACACACCATAGAGATTTTATACGAGTTTCTGAACAAAGCAGGAATTATTACTGAATGTATTACAGGGGATGTGACCTTAAACAAACGGACAAAATTATTTAGTGATTTTCAAACGTTGCCAGAACCAAGAGTTCTGGTCATTCAACCACAGGCTGCGGCTCATGGTATTACCCTGACTGCCGCTAACACAATTATCTGGTATTCACCAATAACATCTATTGAAACTTATCTACAGGCCAATGCAAGAATTAATCGTAAGGGGCAGAAAAATGCGATGACCGTGGTGAACATTGAAGGATCTGCGGTAGAGCGGAGGCTGTATAAACTTCTATCAGGTCGCCTTGAAGCGCACGTTAGACTTCTGGATTTATACCAAGAAATAATTGAATAAAACACTTGACATAGTTTAGTTGGTCACTATAATCACTTGACACTGTTTAGAGGAGAAGGTATGTCAGCTAATATGAAAGAAGAGTTTTCGCTTGAGCAGTTTGCCGCCGCTATTGTCGCAATCCGTGATGAGATTGGGAAAATAAATAAAGAAGCGGATAAGAAAATAAAGAAGCTCGAACATGAGAAAGAGGCTCTTGAAAAATACTGCGAGGAAAAATTGGAGCAACTTGGATCAGAGTCAGTCAAAACTAATTCTGGAACCATCATGCGACAAGTTAAAACTCGGTACTCTACTTCAAATTGGGATGAGTTTTATAGGCTAATCCAAACTGAAGATAGACCCGAATTGTTGGAGAAGCGAGTCCACCAGACTAACTTCAAAGAATTTCTGGAAGAGAATCCAGACAAAGAGCCTAAAGGTTTAAATATTTTTAGGGAAACAAAAATAGTAGTAAGAAGAGGATAAATAGATGGCACAAAAACCAGAATATTTAGAATTTGTTTTAGAGAATGTAGAAGCAAGGTTCCCAAAAGTGAACCAACCGTATTATTTTGATAGATCCGAGGGTGAAAATGGTAGAACCGTCCCTTGTTCTATAGATAAACCTAGTGCCAAATGGCAATTAGGGGTTCGTATGGATCGTGAAACTGCGGCTGAATTTATGAAAGGCTATACTCAGGCTTGGGGAGGAAGTGAGTTCGCAGATGCACCAATGCCTGATCCGACTAAGTGTAACGGTAGAGAAAAAACCCCAAAGTTAGTAGATGAGGGAGATGGGTTCTGGACAATAAAATCAATCCACAAAAACTGCAAAACAAGTAAAGAAGGGAAGATACAAAGCCCCCCTCTTCAAGTAGGTCGGGATGGAAAACCCGTAGCAGAGGATTTTGAATTAACTACTGGAAGTATTGTAAACATTAAAGGAGTGTATGCTCCTCTGGAAATAAGCGGTGATCATAGTGTCTCGTTCTGGCTCAATGGAATACAGGTAGTTGAGCTTGCAGAACGCCAACCTATCGGCGCATTTACCGCATTAGATGATCCAGAAGAGACAGAAGCAGAGGTTTCGTTTGCCCCACTTGATAAGCAAGATACACCTCAAGTCAAAACTCGCAAAAAGAAGCAAGATAAACCCAAGGAAGAAAGTGCAGATTCTAAAACGGATTTGAACGATATCTTGAGTAAGTTCGCACCTCCGTCCGAAGTGGATGACAATGAGTGATTATCGCGGTTATTCCAATAAGATAGCTAATGCTAACTTAAACGCAGACCTTTCTAGCTCTGGAGTTAAGCTAGGAAGGTTCTGCATCGCGGGGGACAAACGTGTGTCTGCGATTGCAAAAGAGTTTAACGTATCTAAATTAACTGTATATAAATGGTTTGATGGTAGTTGGATTCCGAACGAAAAGCACACCACTCAAATTCTTGCATACCTTGAGAGGGAAAGTGAAAAGGTTTAGTTATGCCAACATTTTTACAGAAGATCCTTCCAGATGAGGGATACTATTGTATCGTTGGTCTAAGAGATGGGGAAAGTCCAAAGCAGAGTTTTTACGATGTATGGGAAGACGTTGATACCGAAATAGAAAATTTATTAAAAGATAATTTCAACGTATATTTTGCTTGTGCTTCTTTTACAGAATCAGAAAAGAGGACTCAAGAAAACGCATTGTACATGAAATCTTTTTGGCTTGATTTAGATTGTGGTGAGGGTAAGCCTTACCCAAATCAGGCTGATGCCTTGGAAGCATTGCTATCTTTTTGCCAGAGGACAAAGCTACCTGCACCTACCATTATTAATAGTGGGAGAGGGGTACACATTTATTGGATTTTAACGGAAGCGATAGATAGGGATAGTTGGAATCCTGTCGCTAGGCAGTTGAAAATTCTTTGTAAGGAAAAGGGGCTTGAGGCAGATCCAGCGGTTACAGCCGATAGCGCACGTATTCTACGTGTGCCAGATACACTTAATCATAAAACAGATCCTCCTTCTAAAGTTTCAATACTACACGAATCTCCTGAGATTACTTTTGCAGAGATTAGCAGTCTTATCGGAACCACCGAAGTTACTAATGGAAACACGTTTGCTGAAACTGACCCACGGAAGAAAAACAATCAACAATTCTCCTTTGCTAAAATTGTACAAAAGATTGTTAAGGGGAAGGGGTGTACACAGATAGAGTATGCACTTAAACACCAAGATAAAGTTGACTACAACTTATGGAGAGCAGTTCTTTCTATTGCCGCAAACTGTAAAGATTCTGATGTAGCAATCCATGCGGTTTCAGATAAACACCCTGATTATGACCGCCAAAAGACTGAAGAGAAAGCAGTTGACCTAATAGATAAAGCGTATCGGTGCGATACGATAGATGAGACTAATATAAACATCTGTGATGATTGTCCTCATTTTGGGAGAATAAGAAGTCCTATTGAGCTAGGGCTGGAGGTGAAAGAACAGGAAGAGGACGATAACCTAATACTAGACTTTATGCCGCCTAAATTACCCTATCCCTTTTTTAGAGCGCAGGAAGGCGGTATCTATAAAAAAGCTCGTGATCCTGATGATGAAGATTTACTGGTGTATCACAATGATATCTTTCTAGTAAAAAGATTATATGACAAAGAGAAGGGAGATATGGCACTTGCTAAATTATTTCTCCCTAAAGATGGTATCCGTGAGTTCCTGATTCCTTTAGCCAGTATGACTTCTAAAGAAGAATTAAGAAAGATTCTCTCGGCGCAGGGCGTTGTAATGATGCCAAAGCAGTTGGATAACATGATGGTGTATCTAATTGAGTGTACCAAAAGTCAACAGTCCCAAGATGAAGCTGAGATTATGCGAACACAATTTGGGTGGGTAGATAACGACAGTAAATTTATTCTTGGAGATAAAGAGATTAACTGTTCTGCCGTACGCTACTCTCCTCCTTCTCCAAAAACAGAATCTATCTGTAAATGGCTTGTCGCCAAAGGGGATATTGAGGAGTGGAAAAACGTCATCCAAGTCTACAACAAGCCTAACTTTGAACCCCATGCTTTTGGGTTCTTTACCGCGTTTGGTGCGCCACTAATCAAGCACCTTGGGTTCAACGGTGCATTAATTAACCTGATCAACTCATCATCAGGCACAGGGAAATCAACAGTATTGAAGATGTGCAATAGCGTGTATGGACACCCTGACAAGCTACTTGCACAGGAAACAGATACATTTGCCCACAAAATGTACCGTCTTGGGGTTATGAATAACCTGCCTTATACAGTAGATGAAATCACCAATATGCATCCTGAGTCTGTGTCTACTTTGTTATATAACGTATCACAAGGTTCTGGCCCCGGTAGAATGCAGTCTCAAAATAACATAGAAAGGAAGAATGATACTAATTGGAGTTTGATTGCGCTTGCAAGTTCTAATGCTTCTATGGCAGAGAAACTATCCCTGATTAAGCAATTTGCTGATGGGGAAATTATGCGGTTACTGGAGTATCGTATTGACCGCACTGATAACATTAGTAAGTCAGATGCGTATAAATTATTTGAAGGTGGCCTATTAAATAACTATGGATTAGCAGGGCCAATTTACATTGAGTATTTGGTTAAAAATTTAGCGAAGGCGGTTGATTTAGCAAGGGGTATACAGGAACATCTGGATGCCAAGGCTAGTTTAAATTCGCGTGAACGATTCTGGTCTGCGGTAATATCCTGCAATATCGCAGGAGCGCAGATAGCAAGTCATTTAAAATTGATTAACTTAGATATACCTAGAGTATTAAACTGGGCAAGTAACGAACTTGTAGATATTTTAAGAGAGCAGATCATAGAACCTGAGATAGATTTTGTTGGGGTGCTAGGCGGATTCTTAAATGCGAATCGTGGGCATATTCTAGTTGTTAATGGCGCACAAGATGCCAGAAATTCCATTACCCCACTACCTATTGTAGAACCACGTTATGAGCTAACAACTCGGTTAGAGCCAGATACAGAAATTTTATACGTCTTCAGTAAAGCAATTAGAAACTATTGCGCTAAAGAACAAATCATATTTAAGGATTTAGTTAGGGATTTGAAGGAAAAGGGGATTCATCAAGGCACAGTACGAAAACGATTAGCAAAAGGTACGTCAATTAATAGCCCACCTGTGGAGGCACATATATTTAAACTCGATGGTACAGATTTGATTGACACAGAATTTATGCAGACTTTGGGGCAAGAAATTGATGATCCAGATTCACGGGATAGCGTTTGATATAGAATGGGATAAATTTAAACCCAGTAGTAGTTTCTTTATCCCTTGTCTTAATACTAAAGAAGCAAAACGGGTTTTACGGATAGCCTGTAAACATAAAAAATTCAAAGTCCGTATGAAAGTAGTTGTAGAAAATAAAATAAGAGGGATTAGAGTGTGGAGATTAGAAAATGAATAAAAAACCGCCGTTATATTATGTCGCTCTACAGGCTAAAAAGGCGTACGAACAAGCTAGTTTTACAGAATATAGAAAGGCAGAAGAAGCTAGAAAGCAGAAACAAAGAAGAGAAGAAGAGGCTAAAAAGTTTTTACAGTCTGCCGTACCCATCTCGGCTCACAGTGAGCTTTAACCGGATGTCTGCGGCGATAGTCATAGGATTTGCGACCTTGATAATTTAATTTTCTAGCTGTGGTGGTGCAATGACTGAGTTGTGCAAAATATATAGGATCTTGCCCTCGGATTGGGTCGCCGTTGGACAATACAACAAGTAAGTACACCAATTTCATTTTACTAATAACGCCATTCCGCCAGCAATTAAGGCTATACCAATAGCGAGTATTGCCGCGCCGATCATCATCTCCTGCATCTGCTTTTTCGCTCTACGCCTTTTAAATTCCTCCTGTTCCCTAGCCTGTATAATCTTCTTCTCTGTCGCCACAAACTCAAGGTAGACGGATCTACCGTGGGTAAGCATCAGCATGGTGCGAATCTCGGTACGCATCCGCTTCTCTGCTTGCCGTGCGGCAACTGCCTTTAGTGCTAATTGAGCCGGATCTCCTGTTGCTTTAGCGTACCAAGGCGGATTTTCTGCTTCTCTACATCCTTCTTTAAGATCTGCAATGCTGGAGTACCACTTCCCCATCTGAAGTGCGATACCCTCCACATCTTGCCCCATTTCAACCGCTTTCTTTATCCCCTTAAAAGCTACGTTGGCGGCGGATAGTGCAGCGGCGATTTCAAGCATTGTAGGGAACTGGTAAGGGGAAGAAGGGATTGCATTTTACATATCTTCAGGGTCTTCAATCCCTGTCTGTTTTACAAGTCCATCACGCATATCTCTTGGTAAGCGTAACCCTCTTACCGCTTCATCCAAGTACGAATTAAAGTTCTTCCATGACAAACTCATGGTTGACCCTCCAATTTGTTGATTCGTGTCCCTAACGACCTCTACCTGATTAAATTTATATATCTCATCTATTATTTCTTGTTGTCCGTCAAAATCCCCCGCATTTTTAGCCATGTTCAGTTCTAGTAGAAGTTTAGATCGTCTGCCAGTAATTTTTCTGGCTTGTCTACTTAGGAACTCATTGGCTTGGTACGCATTAGATAGTGTAGTAGGCGTGAACCCTAGTATCTGCATCATGGCGTTATATCCACTTATATCCTCTACAATGGGAACTCCCTTACTGTTGACCGCACCTTCCGTTGCTAATGAAAACCCTTTCATAATATTTCGTACAAAGGAGGGAGATGCAGTTTGTATTGCTCCATACAGATCCCCTTCATTAAATTTTGCTACTGCCCTGCCGGGATTTCTTACAAATGCAGCATATGCTGGCCCTGAAAGTGTTTCTATGAGGTACGAAAAATCCCCTACTTCAGCCCTGCGATAGGGGTCATCCCTAAACATAAGCCCATAAAACCCTGTCCGACCTGCTAAATCTATATTTAAGAAATGGCTCATCGGGCCTCTAAACGCCATATCCCCAAGAAACTCCCTAGCTTTCATATTGAATTCAAGGTCAAGCTCATCATCTTCGTCACCTAACGCTTTTTGTGCCAAATTGTGAGCAAGTTCAGCGGCCCCGTAAACAGGTATACCTTTAGCTCCTGCAAACAACCACGCACTCCCTGAAATAACACCAAATTGTCTAAGTGCTAATGCTCTGGCAGATGGTGCGCCCTCCGGTAACTTAGGATCTTTATCCAGTTCTTTAATAAACGGGTTAATATCCCTTAATAGCTTGTACTGAAGGTACAACTGAGACAGTGCAAAACGCTTGAAAGTTCCTATAACTTTACCCCAACCTTGCTGGAATAACTCAGGGCCAGCTTCAGCCAAGGCAGGGCCGTTAGCTTGCTCAACTATTTCAAACGCCCGATCCATTGCAACCTTTTTGTCTTTGTATTTCTTTTTAGCAAGTTTATACGCGGCAATTAAACTAACTTCGCGGTTAGCCCGCTCAGAATTTTGGAACACGTATCCCAGTGCCATTTCAGTTTTTACTAATCTACCTGTCAAGGAATCCAAACGTGCAAATTTGGTTTCCTGTAACTCCTGACTTGTTGTTCTTCGTACAATACCGTTGGCAAGTGCGGCATCATATAGCTCCTTCATCTCCCTGCCTTCTGGTGTACTCTCATCTATAAACTTGCCACCAAAAGCAGTACGGTCTGCAAGAGGAACCCCAAGAACTTTTAGTTTAGTATTATCGTCTTTATGGAATTTGAAGTAGGACTTAAACCCATCTTTGATAGCTGCCGCCGCATCTACTGGCCCAAATTCACCTGCTAACAACCCATAAGTAACCAACGGTATCTGGGTTAAGTTAATGAGCGCCGAGGAAATATTCCCTAGAATAAACCAAGTATACCCACCCCATGAGAACCTACTAGCCCATTTTCCGGGTGTGGGGTTCTGCATAAAATTAACCCGTTTTTGTACGGAATTAAGTATATTAGCTACGGCAGGGGGTACTTTACCTTCTGCACCGAAACTCTCTAATGCCTCTACAGCCTCATTAATACCATCTACGTTATCTAATAGAGCTAGTTCATTGGAGAATTTTAATCCCATTTCAGCAAAGTTCTGGAATACATCCTGTCTGTACCCTTTTATCCCTTTACGTTTCTTAAACTGTCGTTTTAAAGAATTAGCAGGGTAGGCTTTTAAGATAGTATCTTTAATTTGTGCAATGGCTTCTGCTTTTTCAGGACTGTTTTTTAATGATTTCTCTAAAGCCCTCTGTACTTGGTTTAGCATCTTTAAGCCAGAAGTGCTGTCGTTTAATTCCTCGCCTCCTCGTACCCGTTGGTAAACTAAAGACCCTTTCTTACTATCTACCTTAACATCGGAGTCTTGTGCTAATGCTGCTGCGGCTTTCTCAGCTTCCCGTTTGCTTCTAAAGGCTACTGTAAAAGTTTCACCATCTGCCGTGAAGTCAACCCACCACGAACCTTCCCGCACTAATGGGAAATAGGGAACGATAGCGCCCTGTGTATCTACAAGGAACCCTAATTCTCTTTTTTGGTCATTAGTAAGGGGCTTACCCTTGTTTACAGTTTTTCGATAGAAATTTAGTAGCTGTTGTCCTGCCTCTGCGTATGCATCAGCCATAATTTTGTAGGACTTGCGTAAATCATATTTACTCAAATCTGATGACTTATTAACAACTTCCATATACCGCTTGTACAGGTCTGTTGACGTAACTTCAGACTTATCGCTGCGTAAATCTATCTCCTCGATTGTAGATTCGTGGACAATTTCATAGAACTGTTCAAGATCTGCTTGGGTATAGCCCTCTTTGTGGACTTGTGCATCAAGAAGTTTGGACTGCCAACTTAACCGACTTTCATCAATGGCAAAACGCCGTTGGTTCACCAGATCATTAAGTCTCCTAAGTCCATCTGCAATCGGCTTAAATTCACTACCAAAGCGATCTACTGTATCCGCCATCTGACGCAGACTTAGCAGATTATAAAAGACCTTTCTAAATGCATCCGGTAAATTGGATAAGTTGTTTAAGATCCCATCAATGGAATTTTGTGACCACACAGGGGCTGCATTTTGCATACTGCGGAATGTGGAATTCATCGCATCCCTTGCGCTTCCTAAAGGTGCGGCAACACTATACTGAATAGCCCTCTCTGCATTGGTGAACTTCCTATCAGGATTTCGTATTGCGAGATCAGCACCACCGTAGGCAAAATCCACAAAATCCTGTGCATCATAGGTTTTAAAGTTAATTCCGGGTATTTTGCGTAGTAGATTTTTAATCCCTGCCAAAAGCCTTCTGAAGAATGTCCCTAACTTCCCTTTTTCAACTCTTGCAGAAGTTGGGTTTATCCCACTGTTAACTGCTTCTTCTACAAAATAAGCAATTAGTTCATCATCCTTATTGCCATCTACAATTTTTGCAGCCCGTGTTACCCGCTCAGACGCACGTTTAGCAAGCTGTGACTCACGGCTACCATCATTTGCTTTAGCAAATTCCTTGATCTTGTTAATCAAGAACTTATAGTTACCTTGGCCTACAAGAGCGGACATCCCTACATGGACACCTATCTCATGCATTAATACGCCAAGCTCATTTCCTTCTGCAATATTATCTGTAAACAGGTAGGGTTTGCCGTCAATAACTACCCCTGCGGCAGTAGGCTCTATGTCTGTTAGCCCTGCTTTTTTAGGCGTTGTTGCAACGGTAATACGGTCTACCCCTGCCTGACCAAGCCTTTCGAGAATAACTGCCTTTGTTTTAGCTACTGTTGTTTTAGGGTAAATTTTTTCTTCAAAAGGGATTGAATAATAATCGGAAGTCTCCGCAACTTGTACTGCATCACCTGCAAAAGATATTGAGGATATACCAAAAGTTTGTCTAGCTTTCTCGAAAAACCCACTAACATCGTTAACTCTTTCTTTAAATTCTTTGGCTAAATTTGTGTGGGATACCCCTACTGCATCCGCATTCTTCAATACATATTCTTGATATGGTAAAAATACTTCTTTTATGGCCTTCGTAAGCTGTGCTTCTTCACTTGTAAGTTTTACTCCTTCTACACCAAAACCTGATTTCTGTGCTTCAGCCACAATCTGACCTGCCAACTTTTGGTTATCTGTCGCCATAGTCTGTATTTTAGACAGTAATCTAGCTGCCTCTGCTTCTTCCTCACTAAGATACGTTCTACCCCCTGTGTCTATCGCTATATTTCTGTCTAGTAGCTTATCTCGCGTTGTATCTAAACCCTTTATTTCATCCTCAATTTTATCTATTTGTTTTTGAACCTGTTGTAACTCACTTTCCGCTTTTTCTAACGTAGCTAGATTTTTTTCAGTGGGCTGACGGTCTTTGAGCCTTTGTATTTTCGTATCAAGTTGCGTTTTTTGGTTTGCTAAATCTGACTCTGCCAACTTATCTTCAAGTGCCTCTATATTGTCAGCTAAACGACCTATTTCTTTTTCATTCTCAACAAACTCTTGTTGTTCCTTTTGTAATTGTGTGGCCTCTTTTTCCTGATCTCTCTTAGATACTACTTTCGTTGTACCTGATATAACTTCTTGTGCATCTTCAGCCTTATTGTTAGTTTCAATAACAGCTTCAGCAATTTTTATTTGATCTTCAACCGATAAGTCACCAATGTAATTTATAGCAAACATCCCACCTGTATAGGGGAAAATTGTTTTTATCTCATCTATATCTTTAAATTTTTCTCCGGGCGATAATTCCGCAGGTACTACTTTACCTGTCTCTTTTATTGTTGCTCTTGTAGATGCAAGTGGTAGCCCAAAAGAGTCTTCTGCCAGATCTTGGAATATATTAGTAATATCTCTTTGTTTCTGACCTTTCTTTATATTTCCAAGCCGTTCTTCCTTTGCATCCTTAGTCTTGCCCTTCTTCGCTTCCGCTTCCGCTTTCTTGTATGCTTCTAATGTCTTTTCCAACTGCTCTACATCTGCTTGGGAGATTGAATCAAATATATCCCTAGCCACCAACGTAATAGCAAGTGCATCTCCACCCGTTAATCCACGTAATGCACCATAACTCCCCATGTTTTTATTTTCTTTTGAGTCTTCAAGGAATTTAACTGCGTCTTCAAGGCTCAGATTTTTAATTGGGCCAATCAAATTCTTATCGGTAATCTTCTTAATATTCTCAATATAATTTTTTGCGGCTACTAATCCGGCTATTTGATTTTTTGTATACTTGCCTTCGTTTTTCCCTCTGCCCGCAGGTTCTATATTTTTAAGGTCTTTAGGAGTTAACCCAGAAGTAGCTAATTCAAAATTTTTATCTACAAATTCAAGCGTAATGGGTGGTTTGCCACCCCCTAAAGATTCTTCTTTAGTCTTATCATCTACTACTTTATTTATCTCATTTGAGTCAGTTTGCTTGTCGTTTTCACTGGCATTAACTCTTTTAGCTATAGCTGTATAAAATAGATCAGCTTTAGTTATCTTTCTTTTCCTATCTCCCTTCTTCGTTACTTTCTTTTTAGCGGCCTTCTTCGTTACTTTCTTTTTAGCGGCCTTCTTCGTTACTTTCTTCTTAGCTTTTTTGGCTTTA